ATGATCCGTCTTTAAACGAACAACTAGAAAGAGATATATTGAATTGGATGCAACAAGATGCAGGAGTAAAAAAAACTAATGTCAAAGGTTGGCACTCTACCACTGACATGCACATGAAACCAGAATACAAAAGATTAGTGCAGGGATTATTTGAAGCACAACATAAAATTTATCAAGAAGAAAATTATAATAGTGAGCCTTTCTTGGGTGGTATGTGGGCTAATGTAAATCCTCCTGGTGGTATGAATCGTGCTCACATACATCCTAATTCTTTATGGGCAGGTGTTTATTATGTCAAAGCTCCAAAGAACTGTGGTAGATTGGTAATAGATGATCCACGATCAGTTGCAGCTTTATCAAGACCTACTATGAAAGAGGGAGAAGTGCCTGAAAGATTATGGAGAGAGAAAAGTTATGAACCTATCGCAGGTAGATTGATTATGTTTCCTGCATGGCTAACACACTGTGTTGATCCTAATCAGTCTGATGATACTCGAATATCAGTATCGTTTAATTTTTTACAAAAATCATTAATGATATAAGGAGACACTATGTTTAATGAAAATAAATATCAAGTTATCAAGAACGCTATCTCATATGAGTTAGCAAATTTTGTTTTTAATTATCAATTACTTAGAAGAGATGCTGTTCAATACATGTATCAAAATAATTTGACTGCTGACAACGGACACTATGGAACGTGGAGAGACTCTCAAGTGCCTAACGTTTATTCAGAGTATGGTAATGATGTCATGGAAACGTTAATGGTTAAAGTGCTACCTATTATGAAAGAACAAACAGGACTCGACCTAGTACCCACGTACGCCTATACAAGAGTTTACGAGAATGGTGCTATTTTAAAAAGACATAAAGATAGAGCTAGCTGTGAGATATCTGCTACTTTAAATCTTGGTGGTGACCCTTGGCCTATCTTTGTAGATCCAACAGGAACCAATAATGTTATTAACGAACAAGAAAACATAATGAAACCAAATGCTCCAAAGGGAGTTAAAGTTGATCTAGAACCTGGTGATATGTTAGTATATTCTGGTTGTGAATTAGAGCACTGGCGAGAGACTTTTGAGGGTAGTTTATGTGGACAGGTATTTTTACATTATAACCATATAAATGGACAATTTGCTGAGAAAAACAAATATGACGGCAGACCTATGTTAGGTTTACCTTCTTGGTGTAAAACCAATTAAATCTTTAAGCTAGATAAAAAAAATGCTAGTATACTAGCGTTTTAAATATATTTAATAGGAAAATAGGATGTTATTAAGCCATGGAGCTATATCTGAATTTGCCATAGCCTCTGTTAGAGGTGGTGCGGTTCAAAACGTAGGATCACCCTTTATTAGTGGTGTAAATTTTTCTGTTGGTTTAGGAGATGAAAGTGTAACAGCTAGTGCAGCTGTATCTCCTTCTACTGCTGGAGCACCAAGTTTTACTATAGGAACAGAAACAGTAGCGGCTTCAGCTAATGTTAGCACTAGCACTGCTGGACAAATTACTATAGGATTAGGAGATGAAACTTCCTTTGGTGAAAAGTTTCAAAATATTATTAATTTTAGTGTGGGGGATCCGTCATTCTTTATTTGGAATGAAGTAGACGATTCTCAGACAATTACCTGGGTGGATGTGGAACCAGGTTCAACAGATTAGGAGTAAAACATGGCATCATCATATTCAAGTTCCCTTAATCTAGAGTTACAAGCCACAGGTGAAAACTCTGGAACCTGGGGTAATATTACAAATAACAATCTACAAAAAGTAGAGTCAGCAGTCAAAGGATATGTCTCTGTTGCAGTAGCGAGCACCACCGATACTTTAGCAACCACAGATGGATCAACTACTGACGAACAAAGTAATGCCATAATAAAATTAACAGGTACTTTAACAGGTAACACAACTATGAGTTGTGAGGCTGTAGAGACATGGTATATTGTCGATGATGCAACAACTCATGGTGGTAATACTTTAACATTTAAACCTGCTGGTGGCACAGGAACAGAATTAGTTCAGGGTGCTAAACATATTTTATACTCTGACGGATCTACTATGTTTGATGTCTTGAACGATGCAGGAAATATTAAGGCCAACGGAACACTGACTGTAACAGGTAACACATCATTAGATGGAGGTACTTTTGTATTTAACGAGTCAAGTGCTGATGTAGATTTTCGTATTGAAGGTAATGGAGATGCCAACTTATTCTTTACCGATGCAGGTAATGATCGTGTAGGTATTAAAACAAACTCACCTTCTACAGAATTACATGTCGTTGGGGGTATGAAAGTTACCAGCACTGTTGATTTAGATGGAGGTAATTTTACCTTTAACGAATCAGGAGCTTCTGTAGATTTTAGAGCAGAAACAAATACTTTAACACACGCTTTCTTTATAGATGGATCTGCTGATAAAATCGGATTCGGTACAAGTTCACCAACAAGTGCACTAGTAACAGTTAGTCAAGCAAATTCTTCTGGTGCTATAGCTTGTTTAACATTGGATCAAGATGATACAGATCAAGAGTTTATTAGATTTGATGGCACAAGTGCTTCAGATCAAACTAAAAGTATTACAACAGATACAAGTGTAGGATCTTTGACAGGTCATATTCGTGTCAATATAAATGGAACTGATTACTGGATACCGTTCTACGCAACTAACTAGGAGCTTAAATGCCGTTAACAAAACTGCAAATAGCACCAGGTATAGATAAACAAAATACCGAATATGGTGCAGAAGGACGTTGGGTAGATTGTGATAACGTTCGTTTTAGATATGGGTTACCTGAAAAAATTGGTGGTTGGGAAAAAGTAACTAGTGATGCACTTGTGGGTGCAACAAGAGCTATTTTAACTTACTCTGGTATTGATGGTGTTAAATATGCTATCTATGGCACCAATAAAAAACTCTACGCTTATTCAGAAAATAATTACGCAGACATAACTCCTATTCGTACAACTGCTACTGGTAACATTACGCAGTTTGCCACAACAAATGGATCTACAACAGTAACAATAACTGACTCTAGTCACGGTGCTTTAATAGGTGATTTTGTAAGTATAGCAAGTGTTAGTGGTGCAGTAGGCGGTATTAGTGCAGCTAATCTACAAGGTGAGTTTGAAATACTTACTGTTCCTGACTCAAATACATATACTATTGAAGCGAAAGCCGCAGCTAGTTCTGATGCTACAGGGGCCACGGCCAACGGAACATATCAAATTAATACAGGATCTGCTGTATCTTTGTTTGGTTACGGTTGGGGTGCAGGTACATGGGGAGCATCTACCTGGAACTCAACAAGATCAGGTCTAACAGGTGGACAAGGCGTGCTTTTGGAATCTTCTAAATGGGCACTTGATAATTGGGGTGAAGATGTTTTAGCATTGCAATTTAACGGTGGTTTATTCTATTGGGATACATCGGGAGGATTATCTTCTAATAGAGCTTCTACAACAAATGTTTCAAATGCACCTACAAAAACTAGATTTATGTTAGTTTCAGGTGACGACAGACATGTCATTTGTTTTGGTACAGAGACAACTATAGGAACCTCCTCTACTCAAGATAACATGTTTTTAAGGTGGTCTGGACAAGAAGCTGAGAATGTTTGGACACCTACAGCAACCAACACAGCAGGTTCAAAAAGACTTGTTGATGGTAATTTTATTCAGACTGCTGTTAGATCTAGAGGTGCTGTGTTAATATGGACAGATACTGCCTTATATCAAATGCAGTTTATAGGACCCCCTTTTACATTTGGTTTTAATCAATTAGGTTCTGCTTGTGGATGTATTGGTTTACATGCTGCAGTAGATGTAGGGGGTATATCTTTTTGGATGGGTACTGACTCCTTCTTCTTATTTGATGGTGCGGTACAAAAAATACCATGTACAGTGCAGGATTATGTTTTTGATGATTTAAATCAGAATGCAAAGCAAGATATATTTTGTGCAGCTAACACAGATTACAATGAAGTAATGTGGTTTTATCCTTCTCTTAACTCTAGTCAAATTGACAGAGTGGTAGTATTTAATTATGCAGAAAATCTTTGGTACATAGGAACTTTGGCCAGAAGTGCCTGGGCTGATAGAGGAACATATGATAATCCTTATGCTGCTGAGTTTGAGGCTTCTGATACAACTGCAACTATATCTACAATTACAGGATTAAAAGCAGGTAGAACTTTTGTTTACTTACATGAAAGTGGAGCAAACGATGACGGTAGTGCTATGAATGCACATATAGAATCAGGTGATGTAGACATCGCAGATGGTGATCAATTTATGTCTATCAGTAGAATTATACCAGATTTTAAATCACAAGCAGGAACAGTAGATGTAACAATTAAATCTAGACCTTATCCTAATGGAACACAAAAATCTCATGGAGCATTTAACATGAGTACCACTACAAAAAAACAAGATACTCGTATTAGAGGCAGACAAGTTGCAGTAAGAGTTGAAAGTGATGCTGTAGATGATGATTGGAGATACGGAACTTTAAGATTAGATATTAAACCAGATGGAATGAGAGGATCATAATGTCTAAAATACAAATACCAAGATTACCACAAGCATCTAAAGAATATAGTCAACAACAACAAAACACCTTAATACAAACATTAGAACAATTAATATTTTTGCTTAACAATACTTACACACCAGAGGTGTTAAGAGAAGAAGATGAAAGGGTAAGCTGGTTTTTATCATAGATGCCTAACGTATATACAAATTACAAAGTAGATCTTACAACCACAGATGCCACTACAATTTACACTGTGCCAACAGCTACAACTGCTTTAATAAAATCCATACGAGTTTCTAACGATGATGCCTCTAATGCTTGTACTTTAACACTTACATTAACAGATAGTGCTACTGCTGTTTTTTCACTAGAAAAAGATAAGTCTATAGCAGCTAAAACATCTACTGAATTACTGTCTGAGTTATTAGTAGCAAAAGAGTCAGAAATTATTAAAGCAACAGCACAAAACGCTAATGATTTACACATAATTATAAGTGTTTTAGAGATAACATAAATATTGCAAGGAGAGTAAAAAATGGGTATAAATGAAGATACTACCGTGGTTGCTGGGAAAACAATCCCTAAGATAGATGTGGAAACACAGACAACTATCAAACACGCCAAAACAGGAGAAGTCTACGCCTCAGAAGAAGAAGCAATCAAAGACGTTCAAAATCCTGCCACCGACACAACTGAAGAAGACATACAAAAAGATGTCGCAATTAAAGTAAACAAAATACCGGATATATTCGGGGGAACAAATTAAACATGAATTATAGCATGCAACAATCAGAACCTAGAGGGTTGGAATCATTTCAACACGAGGTTTCTAAAATTGCAGATTTAGGTAGATACGAGGACGCATATATCGCACACGTTGCCGAAGGTGAAACTGTTGTGCCTATGGAAGTTCTTGATTCTAATCCTAGACTAAAAGCAATGTTGTTCAATCAAATGCTAGACATGGGTATTAACCCTGAAAGATATATTGTTGGTAATAATTTTAACTCAATCAATCCTGTAACAGGACAACCTGAGTTTTTTTTAAAAAAGATTTTTAAAGGTGCTAAGAAAGCACTGAAAGATATTGCACCCTACGCTGGTACAATTGCTGGTATTTTTGGAGCAGGACCTGTTTACTCTGCATTGATTGGTGCTGGTGTGCCTTTACTGACTGGTGGTGATGCTGCAGATGTAATTACAGGAGGTATTGGAGGATATGGTGCAGGCAGAGCTTTTGGACAAGCAGAAATGTTTGGAGGAGATCCTGGCGGATATGCACTTCGTGATATTTTTAGTAGTGGAGAAGTTGGAGGACTTGGTACAGCATTTGAACGTGTTGGACAAAACTTAGGTTTTCAATCTGCAAGCACAGAAGTAAATCCAGCTCAAGCAGAATTACTAGGAGATTCTACTTTAGCAGGAAAAGAGTTAAGTTCTTTAGGATCTGATCAAATGCAAATTTTAACACAATCAGGTGGAGCTAAAATAGTAGATGGTCAATTAATTAATCCCGCTGCAA